CTGCCAACGGTCGCGCGCGTTTTGTAAGTGAAGAAGAGTTAGCTAGAAATGGCTACGATTCAACCGATAGAGTTTTAACTACGGATTTCGTGTCAAAAACCGGACGTAACTGGGCTGATTACTCAGATGACGACGATGATGATTACAGAATTATGAGACGCCGTAGGGAGAACGCTGTCGGACCAACACGCATACTTGACGAAAAGGTTTGCCCCCCAGAGGAGCCCAAAAAGACAGCTGCAGTGCCACCGGTCGTGAAGACGATTATCAAGCGCTGCGAGGACGTGTCACCTGTTCACTGTGGAAAAACTCCCGCAGAGAATCAGGAAGTAGTTAAGTATTTTGCCGAGAGGGAAGAGGAGATTGCAACACTGGGATATGTAGCTGGAGAGCAGACTTACCCCGANATCAATATGCAAACTGAGAAAGTTAGTGGCATCAAGCACCTGGAATTGTTTGAGGCGAACGTGATGAAATGCGCTAAGCCTCCGACGCCGGCGGAGATTGAACGCACTGTGAACCTACTCGAAAGCATGATGGAGGAGAATAAGTACGAGCCAATGAAGGGTTACAGATCCCCCGAGAACATAATGAGAATTATCGATTCCAATTTAGTGAATGAGCGCAAGAGCGCAGGATCACCACATCAGCAGATGGGGATGGCCACCAATGGAGACGTGCTCCGAAAGCTGGGTAAAACCGGCGTAGTGGAGCTCGTGGAAAGGGAGTGGAATGCCGCCTTGAGACTGAAGTTGTTCCTGAAAGCGGAAGCCGCAAAGCGAAAGAAATTGAATCGAGGAATGCCTCGCTGTGTTACCGGATTTCCTCTCGAAAAGATGATCAAAAATCAAGCCCTGTTTAGGGAGATGCTTGAAGTAGCAGTGGCTAAGTGGAAAGATAGCCCAGTCAAGTATGCTTTCTCACCCGGGAACCCAGGTCACTGTGAGCACCTATCAGCCTTGTTCAAGGGAAGAAAGGTGGTTGAGTGCGATAAGAGTAATTGGGACT